TCTTTTATACTCGGTTGTATAAATGCTCAAAACAAATACCCACAATTAACTCATCGTCAGTGGTCAATTATTTGTGAAATAGAAGAGAGATATAAAAATGTCAAAGTACCCAGGAGTGAAGAGATTACCAAGCGGTAAAATCGACTATAGAGGAAAAAAGTTTGATGGATTCAATAAACCAAGAAGGTCAGACCGACCAGAGAAAAAAGGCATGGTGCTGGCAAAAGAAGGCGAAAAGGTTCGACTTATACACTTCGGAGATTCATCAATGGGGCATAACTATTCTCCAGAAGCAAGAAGAAGTTTTAAAGCCCGTCATGCAAAAAACATCGCCAAAGGAAAAATGTCAGCAGCTTATTGGGCTGACAAAGTGTATTGGGCAGGACCTAGTGGATCTAAAAAATCGCCTCCAAAAGGTCAGAAACTTACCAGAGGAATAAAGCGTAGAACATGAAACATCTATTAGCATTATTACTTGTATTAAGTTCTTGTACAGGATTTGCTATAGCAGAGACTACCACTGCAACTGTGCAAGACCACTTTAAAACTGTATCAAAACAAGTTCCTTATACAGAAACTACTTGCGAGTTAGTTGACGTTCCTATCTACGGACAAACTAATCAAGGCGCTTCTACTACTGATTTACTTTTTGGAGCATTAATTGGTGGAGCAATTGGGAATAATATTCCTGGTGAAAAGAATGGTGGAGCTGCTGGAGCAGTTGTAGGCACAATAATCGCTAATGAAGCAGGCAAAAATAAACAAGTTGTAACAGGGTATCGTAGAGAAGAACAGTGTAAAGACATTACTCGTTATCAGACTGTGTCTGATCAAATCTATTCTCACTCTACAATTACTTTTACTTCTGGTGGACGGACCAGAACAATCAGGTTCTATGAATGAGACGCGGCGGTTCATCTATCACACGATATATCGAATCCAGAATCACCTTACTTAAAAATGATTTACAATTAGCTTCTGATGCATACGATAAAATGTGGTATAAGCGTTTAATTCAAGAATTAGACTGGGCTCTTGAAATGGAGTCTAAACCTACTGAAAATTGTACTTTATATAAACGAGGTATCGAATGAACACGTCAGAAAAAACTTGTAAAACTTGCGGTCACGAATGCCATTGTTTAGGTGGTGAATGTCCTCACTGCGTTAATGATGTGTGTGAAACTTGTGATTGTGGTACAACAAAGTCCGAATGGGACATTCCAACTTCTTTTACTAATCCAAACACTTAAATCATGCCAACTAACAAAACAGTAAAATTTCACTTGATTAAGGATTTTCCTGATCAAATTGTTCTCCCACCACTTCCTTCTAAAAAGTTAGTTCCTTCTTGGTTTAAACATATTCCACCAAAAGTTGAAGATCCTAAATTAGGAGAAATACAATCAGTAAAGAAATGTATTCCTTTTTTAGACGCCATGACTGCTGGTTATACTCTTTTAGCTCATATGGATATAATGATTGAGCTTGCAGAAGATGGATCAATTAAACTTCCTTATTTAGATGATCATCATAAGATGTTATCAGAAATGTGGAAGCCCATTGAGAGACACCCTGGTAGTCAGGTACAGGGAGCTGTTTTTCAAAATATGACTATTCTTAAATACATGAATCCTTGGATTATTGAAACTCCAAAAGACTATTCTATGTTATTTCTTCCCCCTATAAACCAACTTGAAAACCCAATTATTCCTATTGTAGGTTTAGTTGATACTGATGGTTATGATAATGTTATAAACATTCCTTTTATTCATACACAGTTAGAACCTGGAAATCCAGTTTTTATACCTGCAGGCACTCCTATATGTCAGATGATTCCCGTTAAGAGGGATAATTGGTCACAAAAAGTGACAGTTTTAGATAAACAAGAATTGAAAAAGGTTGAGCGATTACGTACCAAGATGGATAAGGATCGTGAAGACTATTATGCAAAAAATTTGCATATAAAGAAAGGATATACTTAATGGATATTAATAAATTACGTGAACAACTTGAAATTGACGAAGGAGTAGTCCATGAAATATACTTGGATCATTTGGGCCTCCCTACTTTTGGCATCGGCCATTTGGTTACTGAGGATGACCCCGAACACGGACAACCAGTCGGAACACCTGTCGATGAATCTCGATGCATTGAGGCCTTCGAATCAGATGTCGAAACAACATTGTCAGAGTGCCACAAACTTTACCCAGACTTTGAAGATTTGCCAGAAGAAGTTAAGCAAATAATTGCTAATATGATGTTTAATATGGGTAGACCACGCTTGTCCAAGTTTAAAGGCATGAAAGCAGGAGTTGATGCTCGTGACTGGAACCGTGCTGCTGATGAAATGGTAGATTCTCGTTGGTATCGACAAGTTACTAAACGTGCAGATCGACTTGTAGAACGTATGCGCGCTCTTGCATAATGATTAAAGCGCACAATCTTGATAGAAGATTTGAGGAAGTGAGGCAAGACTATTTCGATAGTCTTGCTATCATCTCTAGTAATGAAAAAACTAATAATGGTTATTTTACTTCTGAGGTTGAAAAGTATTTACAAAAACTTTCTAATAAAAAACACTCACTTTTAGTTCGTAGTGGCTCTCAAGCACTATACTTGTCTTTACTAGTAAATAATATCAAGACTGGTGATGAGGTAATTATTACAGGCTATAGTTGTATGGCTTCTTTGACTTACGTTCTTAATATAGGAGCTATCCCAATATTTTGTGATGTTAACAGGCATGGATTAATGGAGGTAGACGAATCCTTAATTACAAAAAATACTAAGGCCATAGTAGGAACTGGTTTATATGGTGATTCTTATGATTTTGATCATGTTGATACACTTTGTAAAAAATACAATTTAATCCATATTAATGATGCTTCTCAAAGTTATTTAGGTGCTTATAACTCTGAAGAATGTTCATCTTTAGGTAATTTAGTTTGTTTAAGTTTTGCTGAAAACAAACCAATACCTTCACTCGGTACTCATGGAGCTATTTTACTAGACGACACTGAAAAGTATCTTCGTTTAATCAACTTTAGAAAACATGGCAAACCATATAGAATGTCTAAATGGGTTTCTTCAGGCATAAATGCAGTTCCTGAAGAAGATAAGGCAGCTCAGATTCTTGCCGCCACTAAGCATGTAGACAGATGGCAAAAAAGACGTATTCAAATAGCTAATTTTTATGACGATGAGTTTACTAAAACTGGTATAAGAATTCGACATTCTCCTAAATATAGTAACTGGAATGCTCATAAATATGTAATATTTGTTCCAGATAAGTTTGAATACTATAAGAAGTTTAAAGCTAAAGGCATCGAAACTGAGTGTCACTATCCTGACGTTTTTACTGACTTGCCTTTTATCAAATCTACAAGAAAATTACAAAACTGTAATTTTTATGCTAAACACGCTCTTAGCATACCTATAAATCCTCATCTTTATGACGAGGAAGTTGAACAAGTAGTTGCTACTACTATTAAATTACTATAAGGAGTTTTAATGTTTTTAAAATTAATTGCTGCAAGGCGTGGTGGTTCGAATCCATCTCCCAGAGCCAAATTTTAAAATTGTCATAAAACTGTAACATTAGTGTAGTATAATTCTAACAAATGGGAGAGGATATTCCTCTCCCACTTATATTTGTTAGGAGAGAGTAATGAAAAAAACTCTATTTGCAACAGCTATTATGGTTGCTTTAACGGGTTCTGCCTATGCCCGTGATCAAATCTCAATTGTAGGCTCTTCAACTGTTTATCCTTTTTCTACGATTGTCGCTGAAAAGTTTGGACAATCTTCTGGGTTTAAAACTCCTGTAATTGAATCAACTGGTACTGGTAGTGGAATGAAACTATTCTGTGCTGGTGTTGGTGTAGAACATCCCGACGTTACTAATGCTTCTCGTGCGATGAAATCTAAAGAAGCAAAACTTTGTGATTCAAATGGTGTAACATTTCAAGAATTTGTTGTTGGTAATGATGGATTAGCTTTTGCTTCTTCTCTCAACGCAGAACCAATGGATATTACTATTGCACATATCGCTGCTGCTCTTGCTGCAGAACTTCCTTACCAAGGATCAAACCTTTCTAACATGACCAAAAACAAACTGACTACTTGGGCGGATGTTGATGCTTATGTAGCAAGTCGTGGTGGTGAAAAGCTTGGTCTTCCTAATCGTCCAATCTCAGTTATGATTCCTCCACCTACCTCAGGTACACGTGATGCAATGGGTTCTCTCTTTATGAAAGCTGGATGGAAAGCTCTTGGATTAGACGGCAATGGGTATAAAAATATTCGTGAAGACGGTCGTGCCATTGAAATGGGTGAAAACGATAATTTAATTGTTGAAAAACTAGTCGCTGACAAACAAATGTTTGGCATCTTTGGTTATTCATTCTTTGATACAAATAGAGATAAAGTACAATCATCTGTTGTCAATGGTGTCGAACTCAACTTTGACAACATCGCATCTTATGAATATCCTGGTGCTCGTCCATTGTTCTTCTATGTAAAGAAAGAGCATATGGGTGTTATTCCTGGTATGAATGAATTCATCGATGAGTTTATATCGGAAAAAGCAATGGGTATGGATGGATATCTTTTCCCAGCTGGTTTAGTACCA